CTCGAAAACAATTCCTTGAATCGAGTATGGATTAAAATCGCCAAGCGTCACGAATGTGAGCTGTACAGCGTATCCAGAACCTTGGATCGAGGTGGTAACGATTGGTTTTCATTACCGCCGTAATTAATGCTGGTGCCGGCGTAAGAAATGTTTCGGCCCTTATATCGAACAGGCGCACCCTTGGATTGTTGCGAATATGAGCTTGGCTTTGCTGTATTGGGATCTTCCCAATCGTAGTTAACGGCCATGTTCAAAGTAAGGGGGCCTTCTGCGCGAATAAACGTATTAGTCTTTCGCATTGTCTTTCGTACTTCAGTATCCCCGAAGTCGAAGAATGGGGTTGCGTATACAGCTAAAATATCCGTGCCATCGAAGTTTGTACCCTTCTCTTGCTGATATATTTTGCCGTTATAATCCCCATGAAGAACCAGCTCTTCTCGGCCTACATATGCCGAGGTACAGGCACTGGCCCTAATCCCGATCAGCTCTCCAAATTCCCAACCTAATCGCTGGTCGGCGGATCTAAGACCACCAATAATTCCGAAGCTATCTGTCGTATCCGCATCCGTATCATTACCAATAAAATAACGGAGCTGGGATTTGCTTCTAATGACCACGCCGTTAAGGCTGTCTAGGTCAAAGTCTCGTGGTAAATCTACGAGAAGTTGTTGAATGCTTTTACTAATAGTTTCAAGTTCAACGTCACCGATCCTACTTGTACCCGCCACCGGTCTAAGTCCGTCCGGGGCCAAGAAGACCAGATCACCACCAATCTCAAGGACACTGTCCCGGGCAATACAGCCCACATTGGTTGTTACTTGGTCAAGAACAAATCCGGCTGTAAGGTCTGGGCTTACTTTTTTAATGCCGTTTGTTCCGAATACGAATAAATCACCACGGAAAGGTTTGAACTGGACTACATCAAAACCAATGGCCAACTGGCCTGAACCGTTTGCACTCGTAAAGTCTAGGGGGTCATTTGGTGCACTATAAGCAATCGTTGCTTCACTTAATGCATCCCCACCAAGAAATAGATGGTTCTCGAAGGCATCTACCAATGACGGCGCATCTACACACTGTGCCCCACCCGGGCTTGATGATCCGCCTGAATTACCACTCGATAATTCTTGCCAATTAACACCATCAAAAAGAAAAGCTTTATTAACACCATCAACAAAACAAATCTTGTTACCATCACCAAAATTAAAATTAACGTGTCTTAACTTGGTAACTTGAAGTGAGGTGTCACGCATTGTGTGCGTTAACCCTGTGGTGTATTTAGTCCAGCCACCCGGTGCATATCGATATAAAGCATATTGATTAGTATCGATTACAACTGTGTCTCCCGCACTTGCAGGGGAAGCTAACGTGACAGTATTACCAGATACAGTATAGTCAGAAGTAATATTAAGGTCACTTGAATTCTGACTGACATCTACTTCTGCCGGATTGGCAACTGTAAGTGTTCTGGTATTATCATCTGCGCCAGTGAAGGCGGTTTGTCCGGCCGTTGCGGTGAATGTATATTTTTTCACCTTACGGGCGGCAATGATAACTGTCTCGTTAAGGTTATCGTCCTTGAAAATAGCTACTGATAAAATCTTGCCTTCAGCGTTTGTAGGATCAACCTCTTGGTATGTTGAATTATAAGGTTGAAATCCCTCGATACGCCTATAGCCCCCAAAGAGGCTAACCTCGTAATTAACGAGGCGGGTTGCGGCCCCGGGGTTGTTTTCACTGAGATCCAGATGGTTCTCATTTGAATTCAATCCGCCACCACAAATAACTTTGTAGGACTGAATGCGATCTGGCATTTAACGTGTACTCAATAGGGAGCTTGAAAGACCACGGTGGCGGTGTATCCGGGTATCAGTGATGCTTTGGTATTTGTTTATCAGGATGCCCTGCATTTCTTTTAACCCTTGCTGGAATAGCTGTGCACTAACTCCTGCCGCCTCTGGGTTATCTCGGAACATATACATATGGTACAAAGCACCATCGATTATTACGTTGTTGTATGAATTTGGGATGCGGGACTCATCGTTGTAGGCTACTAGGTCTACGTTCGTCATGTAGTATCGAAACTTCAGCCCATATGCTTTGTCGGGGCTGGGGCTTACACCATATCCGTTACCATGTCCGGGGAATACATAAATGGGTACGCTTGTACCTGTTACCCCTGCATCATCGTCTTTGTCGTGATAACTTTTGTACCACTCATCCCGGGAGATAAACTGAAGTGTTGTATGATCAATCCCGAGGTTTGCATCTTTTTGAAGCTGGAAGGAATTCCAATCAGCTACTTTAAAATATGTGGGCCATGAATATTCTTCCTGACCTACTGAAAGCGTCTGTGTGTGTTCAGCCGCATTAAAAGGCCATTCATATTCGGCCTGATTAATCTTTGAAATAGACGCCTTGATTGAGTCTTTAGCCAAAGCTTGAACACCACGAGTGGCTCCAAAATCAGCTTGCGCGATTTCTACCTCATTAAGACGGCGTAATAGCTCGTTTGTAAGATCGATGTAGTTACTCGGCATCTGGTCATTTTCTCAAATTAAAAAGCATAAAAGGGTAGCCCCCCAAATCGAAAGGCTACCCAGTTTATTTATGCGAGGTTGTAAGTCGCAGTCATGATTGCTTCAGGACGAAGGATCTTCCGGCCGTACAACTGCATACCACGAACGATGTCCGCGAATGAGTCTGGGTCACGGTAGGCTTCAGTCTTGTTCAACTGCTGTGCAGTAGCAACGGCTGACTGATGACCAGCAACTACGATTCCGAAGTTAGTCTCAGAACCTGTGGACAATGATGTGCCCGGCCCAGTGCCTTCGTATGGAAGGTTATTGGACTTGTAGACACGGAAGCCACGGATCAAGCCTTCGCCAACACGGCCGTTGCGGATCTCTTCACCGCCGCCGAAATCAGCGTTAACGAACTTCGAGTCTTCATCCATCAGGATTTCGTAGAAGACAGGGTCGGCTACAAACCAACGATCTGCGGTATCTACGTTTGCCTGATCCATTAGACGGGCCATACGGTTCAGGATCTCCAGTGGAGAACTGATACCAGATGCACCGCCGCCAGCGGCTACAGGGATAGAAGTTACTTCGGAAGCAACACCCAAATCAGATCCACCAAAGTCGGTGATATCGAGTGAGTTTGCGGCCAAAAGTTCGTCATTACCGGCGGTTGAGTCAGCTTTAGTACCGTTTACTGCGGTACGTCTCTGCCATCCACCGGAACCATCGTCTTCCCAACCGGCAAGATAGCCGAGAACCTCTGCATCGAAAGTGTCACGCAAACGATATGCGGCACGATCTGTAGCAAGATCCATGAAGTTGACGTGGGAGTGGGCTTGCTCAATATCGTCCAATTTGAACATATAGTAGTTCGCTTGATCGACAATGAGTGAGAAATCGGCGTCACTCAAATTTTGCGCGGCGACAGCGGTGCCTCGTGCATATGAGCTAACTGTGATTTCTGGTTCTTTGATGATACGGACTGAGTCACCGTAGTTGGCGATTTCACCCATATAATCGGTGTTAGTGATATCTTCTACCACTGAGGACTTCCGGAAAGCCTTCTGGACTTTCTGGGAGTAAATGACGGGGCTAAAGTTACCGTTAGGTAGGTTTGCATAGCCCCCTGCGCTTGCAAATGCCATGATTCATCTCCTTGATGCTAAGTAGGCAAAAACAACCTCATTTAGTTGAACAGTAGCTGAACTACGCCACTAGTGAGGTCGGGGTTTCTGGTACTAAACAGAGGAAACTCTCTCTTAGGGCTGAACCTTTACCGGGTATCTTCCATAGTGAATTAGCGGAAGGGCCGGACAGCTTCAGGTAACTTAGAAGTGTTCTTCTGGTTTTTGGGGGGTTTTTGTAGAGGTAGGTTGAAAGGCAACGGCTCTACTATAACTGAGGATGTTATACCACAAGTATTGTACCTTTTACAAGTGGCGTTTTAACGAGCTCCACCAGATAAGTCGTATTCAAAGGTGCCATTCTTGATTGACTCCATGATTGCCGTCTCATTTTTTTCGTATTCGGCGGCTGTCATCTTATCAATTTGGCTCTCTTTGAACATTGCTCTGCCACCGGACGGGGCGGCTGTACCTGACCGACCTACGGCCTGTGCGGCAGAACTATCACTTTTACGCTTACGCTTAATGCCTTTATCCGCTTTATATAAATCAATAGCGCGGGATGCGGCTTTAGCGTCAGTGTTATTCTTATAAAGGGCGTCCTGAACATATTGTGGTTGTTCAGTTACCCAATCATGAAAATCTCGACTTGCACGAATGTTGTCAAAATCGGGGTGGGTTTTGCGGAGCTCGGCTTCTGCCTTCTCTCGCTTCACCTGTCTCTCAAAGTTTTTAACTTCTTCGAGCTTTTGTTCACCAACCGTTAGTGCTTCTTGAACACGCTTCTGTGCGATTGTGTCGATAATATTAGCGACATCGGGATACTTCTTTGCCCATGCGGCTACCTCTTCTTCAGACTTTGGAAACTTAATTTGTTGTTTCGTAGCCGAGTCGAGTTGGTTTTTCATTTCAGCAAGTTGGGCGTCTCTATTTGCCATTTGCTGTTGCATATGCCGGCGAAGATCACCGTAACGCTT